TCAAGTTCCTTGAGGACGTGGAGCCGCGCGTGCCGTCTGGCACCGGCGGCTATGTTCCATTTGTTCCTGGCCCTCGCGAGCGTGCCGAGATTGCCAAGGCGCTCGACACAGACGGCGTTTCGGTGGCTTGCCTATGCTGGCCCCGCCGGCACGGCAAAACTTTGTCCAGCGCCATGATCCTAATCTGGCGCTTCCTATCGCGTCCTGCCGAAAATATTGCCGTGCTCGCCAATTCCGAGAAGCAAGTCACCTCGACGGCGTTCCGCACGATCCGACAGGCATTCGAAAATACGCCGCTGCTCAAGCGCCTCGTCGCGAACGACACAATCACCGTTGGTGCCGACCGTATCGAGATGCCGAGCACCGGCAGCGTGATCCGAGCCTATTCTAGCAATCCCGCCGCGCTATGGGGCATGAAGCTCTCGGCGGCCCAAATCTCTGAAATCCACGCGGCCCGCAATGGCGGCGATGATGTCTATGAGGCTCTCGCCGGTTCGCTGCTCGACACAGAGGGCTCCCTGCTTCTGATCGACTCCACGGTCGCGCCCAAGTCGAGCAAGCTGTGGGAACTCTATCAGTCAGCGAACCACCCGACCGACCCCGACCTGTCGATCGCATTTTCCCATATCCAATATGCCGACCTCGACGACGCTTGTGCTAACTCACCGGCGTGGATCGATCCTGCAAAGCTGCGCAGCCTGTCGCGGCAGATGCTGCCCCACAAATTCGCCCTTTTGCATTTGAATCGCTGGGGCGATGCCGCAAACCTCCTGTTCCCCGCCACGATCCTCGACCCCGCCATTGAAACATATCCGCTCGACATAGCGGCGTTGGCGTCCGGCTCGGCTGTGATCGTCGGCGGGGGACTCGACCGTGCGTTCGGCGGCACCGTTCGCGGTGACGCCACGGTGTGCGCGGCGGTCGCCAAGATTGCGATTGACGATTCCGAACACATTTACATTTTGGACGCCGACGCGGTGGCGTTCTCGCGCGCAGCGGGCATCAAATCTCGGTTCGATCGCTACCATGCCGAATACGGAATGAGCCGGGTGACGCTCGAAAGCTATAACGCGGGCGACATTTCGGATTGGGTGGCGACGCGCCCCTACAGCGCGGGAGGGGAAGTGGTCCACCCGTCGCGTAGGACGAAATACCAAGCCTTCCTCGCCCTCTATCAGGCCGCCGCCGAAGGCCGGTTGCATATCCATCCCAAGTTTACCGACCTGATCGCCGAGATGCGATGCTTCGAAGTCCACGAGGACGGTAAGGCCAGCGACGGCGAAGCCGCGGTGCCGAAATTCCAGCACCCCCGCGGCAAACATGATGACCATCTCCACGCTGTAATCTGGGCGCTCTATTCGCTGCGATCGGTGACTCTCAATCCATATGAAATCGACGGGATTCATTGCAATGGTCGCGGTGCCAGCATCCAACATTGCAGTCTCAATGGCGGCGGTTTCATACCGCCGTGCGCCGACGCTTGCCGGTCTATGACCGACGCCATGCGACTTTACGACGCATACCTCGCTCGCGGCCCACTGACCCCGCTGCCGCTTCCCGCATTCATCGCCGACAAGCTCCGCAATGTCGGCTCTCACACGCTGCCGCGATAACCGCGCGCCCGAATGGAAACCCTGTGTTTGGATTGACTGGAAATTCTGACGTTATCCGCATCACGGCAGCAAGCCGTGCCCGCAAGGATAAGCACGCCAAGCGGCTTCGCTATTATTGGGACGAGTCCCATGATGACGCCTACGCGCTGATCGCGCGACGGTTCGCAAAGCCCGAGACGTTCCGGGTATTCTCGGTCAACATGGTTCGCGCCATCTGCGACCGCCGCGCCAGCACCTACCGCCAGCCGCCGCGCCGCACGTTCAACGGCTGGGACCAAGCTGCCGGCGATGCCATGTATCGCGCTGCAAACATTGATGCAGTTCTGAAAAAGGCTTCGCGCTATGTCGAGGTCAACAAGACCGTCATGCTTCAGGTTGGTTGGGACGAAGAGTCCGAACAGCCGACGCTTTCGGTCCTGACTCCCAACGTGCTCGACGTGCTCGGCGCGAACCCCGAACGTCCCGATCGCGTCATCGTGACCTATGCTGGCGATCGACCGGAAGACACATGCTACCACGATTGGAGCGCCACCAGCTTCAAGCGTCTGAATCATCGCGGCGCGCATAAGCCCGTCGAGGGCAACCCCAACGGCGTGCAGCCATATGGCGTGCTGCCTTTTGTATCGTGGCATGACCGTTTGCCGGACGATGAGTTCTTCATCCCCGGCGGCGATGATCTGTTCGCCGCGCAAGATGCCCTCAACGTCGGCCTTGCGAACCTTTGGCGTGCTGTCGAGTTTCAGGCCCAAGGCCAGCCGTGGGCGTCTGGCATCTCCGCGAACGAAGTTCTCCAGTTCGGTCCTGACCGCGTAATTGCGCTGCCGCAAAATGGGCAGTTTGGTTTCGCGGCTCCGAATGCTCCCATCACGTCTATCCTGTCGGCGCTCGAATTCGTGCTGCGCGAAACCGCCGCGACCTATGGGGTGGGCAGCGACCTCTTCGACCTGTCCAAGGTAGCCGAGTCCGGCTCGGCAAAGCATGCGGGCAGGCTCGACCTCAAAGAGGTCCGCCAAGATCAGGTCGCGCAGGCCCGCAATATGGAATCCCGCCTGTTCGCTACCCTGAAGGCGGTCGTGAACACCCATCGCCCCGGCACAATCCCCGACGACGCAACGATCGGCTGCGACTTCGCCGAACAGCACGACCAGCTTAGCGAAGCCGAATTGCTCGAAAACGCCCGTAGCAAGGTCGACCTCGGCGCGTGGAGCCCTGTCGATGTGCTGATCGCGCTCAATCCCGATGGCTTCCCGGACCGTGCCGCCGCCTTCCAAGAATTGAAACGCCGCAACGATGAATCCGCCGCGCTCGCGGCTCCCCTGTGAAAGAGTAACGATGTCCGACGAACCTGAAACCCCGACGCCGACCCCGACGCCGCCGAGCGATGCCGCTGCAACCGAACTCGCGGCGCTCAAAGCGCAGCTTGCCGACACCGCCAAGGCCACCCTTGCGGGCGTCCCCGAAAATCTGCGCGGCCTTATCCCGGAATCCCTGTCACCCGCCGACCAGATTGCATGGTTCGCCAAGGCCAAGGCGACAGGCGCATTCGGCAAGCCCGCCGTGCCCTCGACCGATGGCGGCGAGCGTCCGGCCATCACCCCCAAAACCCCTGATCTCTCGGCGTTGCCGGCGTTCGCCCGCATCGCCGCCGGATACAAACGATAACAACCCAAAACCCTAGAAAGGTTCTCTCCCCAAATGTTGACTGCTCTTGAATGGTCCAAGCTGAATCCCGACCCCCTTGTTTCTGGCGTCGTGGAAATCTTTGCGTCCGAAAACCCCGTCATTGCGAACATGCCGTTCATCAATGTTGCTGGCAGCGCGTATCGTTACAACATCGAAGAAACGCTGCCCGGCGTAGCCTTCCGTGGTTTCAATGAGGCATATGTCGAATCTACCGGCGTTATCCTGCCCCAGGTCGAAAGCCTCACGATCTTGGGTGGTGACTCCGACTTCGACGTTGCCCAGATTGCGATGCAAACCGGCGATAACGACACCCGCGCCGTGCATGACGGGATGAAGGCGAAGGCCGCCGCGCTGACGCATCTTCGCACATTTTTTGACGGCGACACCACTGTCAATCCCAAAGCATTCGACGGCCTCAACGTCCGCCTAACCGGCAATCAGGTTCTTAGCGCCGGAGCTAATGGCGGCATCTTGACGCTTGAGATGCTGGATGACCTTGTGGACGCCGTGCGCGGCACTCCGAGCATTATCCTGCTGAACAAAAAGCTGCGCCAGAAAGCACGGCAGCTTGCGCGTAGCGTCAACGCGCTCACCATCACGACCGACCAGCTAGGCCGCGAGCTTGACGGTTACGCCGGCGTCCCGTTCGGCCTGATCGAAGAGGATGAAACCGGCACTGACATTCTCGGCTTCGACGAGACGCAAGGCACTGCCAACAATACGTCGAGCATCTATGCCTGCCGTTTCGGCGCCGACACGTTCCACGGAATCCAGACGGCCCCGATCAGCGTTCGCGATCTCGGCGAAGTTGACGACAAGCCGGCGCTGCGCACCCGCATCGAATGGTATTCCGGCCTTGTCATCAAGCACCCCCGCGCCGCCGCGCGCCTGAAGGGCGTGAAGCTGGCTTAAACCAACCCTGCCGCCAGCAACGCGACCCCCATATCCCAATCCGCAACAAAGGCTGGCGGCGCGGACGGGAGGGGGCAGCAAGGCCGGACCCTTGCCAGTCCGGCGCGGCCCATTCGGCGGTGGCCGTGCATCAAAAACACCGAAAGCCGGCGGTCCCGTCTCTCCTGATTAGGGGCGCGACCGGCACCTGATCCTCAATATCCGAGTCCATATGTTCGCTTCCCATCGCCCCCTCATGAATTCCACGGTGCGCCACTGGCACAAGCCGGTTCGCGACCTGTTCGGAAACCAAGGTTCGAACGGCTCCACCGTGCACCCCGCGCGTGTGGTCTACGGCCCTGGCAAGCTGATCGGTCGAGCGTCTGGCGAGAACATGTCCGATGCCAAGGCGACCGTCTGGCTCTCCAACCACCCGCGCGCCGTAGCCATCGGCGACACCTTCGAACTCGCGGACGGCGAAACCCTCAAAGCCATTCGAATTGAGCGCCGCACCCTTGGCGCAACCACCATCACAAAGGTTTATCTGTCGTGACCGACACTGTTTCCCCAGGCGATTGCGCCGACTTCGACGACTGCCCGATCATCGTCATCGGCCTCAATGCATACCTCACGCTCGACGATGCCGAAGAGCTCGCCGCGACCCGCCTGTTCACAGAGCCGTGGAGCAGCGTGAACGCACGAACACGGGAACAAGCCATCATCACCGCGACCGCGCTGCTCCACGGCGCGAGATGGCAGGGCCGCAAGCTCGCACCGACCCAGCCGCTTGCATGGCCGCGTGTCGCAGAGCGGGCACCCCTCGGTTACCCAATCACCACCGAAGTTCCCCAGGCGATCAAAACGGCATCAGTCGAACTCGCCATTCATCTGCTCGCCACTGGCACGCTCGGCGGCGGTGCCCCGATCATGCAGCGCATGCTCGGTGATAGCATGGAGATGTTCTATCCCACGGTCGCGGACGAATGGCCCAAGCACGTCCGTCGCCTGATCGAACCCTATCTGCGCGCATCGTCTGCGAACGTCGCGGAGGTGCATTTCTGATGGCTAGCGACCCAATCGAAACCCTCGCCACCAAGCGCGAAAGCGATCTCGCGGAGGTGTTGGCAGCGGCGATCGACGGCTATCTCGATACCATCGATCTCGCCATGCTGGCGTCCACAATCGACGACATCGACGCGGACCACATTCGCAGTCAAATCGCGTTGATCCTCGGCTTGGACGATAACGGCTTCCCCGACGACCTGGACTCGACGTTCGCCGAAGGCCTTGCGGGGCTTGCCTTGCTCGCCGGTGCAATCGCCGCCCTGGCAGCATCCCAGGCGCGCCACACGCTCAACGCGAACAGCGCCAGTCTGCGCGATGCAAATGTCGCTGCTGCCGGATTCCTCTCTACGTTTCGCATCGACACCGCCGACGCTATCCGCGCGGCGATCGAAAGCGCGATTCACGGCAGCGGACCACCGCATGCTCGCGCGGCTCAATTGCGTCGTGCGATCGGCCTG